CTGCATTGCTGCAAAGCTGAGGCTCCATGGGTAGCCACGTTCCCAATTGCGATCCTCGTATTTGCTGGCACCCATGTGATAAACCCGAGCCATTTCAGCCAAAGGACCGACAGGGATCAGGTCATACCGCTCGGGCTTGGTGCCCTTCTCCCCGCCCGTCTCCGACTTGATGCGGACCTCCCAAGCGCGGCCAAGGGCCGCCTTGGCGGCGGCTACATCGTCAGTCATCCATGAACTCCATGATCTCTGGGTTGGACATGAACAGTTCCTTCAGACGCTCCATGAGCGGCTTAAGGCGGCGGTGCACGTCGCTCTTGGACAACTGCATGACCTCGGCGATGTCACGGATGGACAGACCCTCGACCACCTTCATGACGATGAGCGCCTTGTCAGTTTCGTTGAACTCGCCCAACAGTTCTGCAATCACGTCCTTGAGCGGGTGATCCTGCGGCTGGACAGACAGTTCCTCGTTGGGAGCGGCCATCATGATGGCCTCTGTCTCCGTGGCGGGCTTCGCCCGCTTCATCTCCCACATCTTGTCAAGACGCCAGTTGCGATCGTCCTTCTGCCAGGCAGGGACGTTTCGCTGCCAGTCCTGATGAGGTGAGGTGTTTGGCCGACGGCTCGGCTTGTGCCTAGGAGGCGTCATCATGCCACTCCACAATCAGGTCGTTGACGTCAATGGGATAGTACAGCTTGCCCTCGGGGAACTCCTTGGTTTCCATGAGAGCCACGACAGGGAGCAGGTCGTGAACGGGCGTCCACATCCAGCGCTTCCTGTGCGAGTCCCACACGAACAGCCACGTCGGACAGACTGCATCCCAGTGGCCGAGACAGACGAACTTGTCCAACTTCAGCTTCAGCGTCTGGTCCTTGCCAACGCCCATGCATTCGACCAGGCGATCGTGCATGAGACGGTCGGGCATGTAGCGAATGAACGCTGGGACCTGGCTGAGGTTGACAGGTGGACGGTTCAGGCCGAAGGGAGCGCTGTTGGGAAACAGCGCGTCAAACTTCGCCTCTGACTCGTCGCCCATCTTAGCGTAGCGGGCATCCCAAGACTGCTGGTGAAAGGGCTTCATCGGGTCTCATCCCACTCGAAGATGCAGCCAACAACCTGCTTCTTGTGCTCCAGGTAGTACGACCTGACGTAGCGGGCCACCTTCAGGTCACAACGGATAGGGACTCCGCTCAAAGCCTCTATCTCATCATAAACCACCTTGTCAAGTGGTCGCTTCTCTGGCAAAGCCACCAGTAGCTCCGTCTGCTCGGGCCTGACGTCCACAGTGCGCCAGTCGCACTCACCACCTAGCAGGAGAGCGCGTTCCCTGGCGAACTCGTGCACCTTGCGACCCATGTCCAGGCGATTCTGCATGTAAGGCGATGCCTCAGGCAGGCTGCGGTAGTTTCGCATCTCGGCGTCAAGCCGTGCGAGTTCCTGGTCGATTCGGCGGTCGATGCTCACAGTGGCCGCCTGCGGTCGTGCTCATAGAAGAACCAGATGGCGATGACGACGATGATGAGTTCGACGTTCACCACACACCGTCCATCAGCCAACGCAGGAAGTTCTTGGCCGCCTTGTCCCAGCACTTACGGCAGATGCGCTCCCGAGTCGTCTGCGTGTAACGCTCACATCCGTAGCAGATGGTGAACCTTCTCATCTCCCACATCACTTGCTCGCTTCCACGTAAACGACCTGGTTGTCATTGTCGTAGGCGACGCCCTGAAGGGCGTCCAGCACCAGCTTGACAAGGTTGTCAATGTCCGCCCTGGATCGGCCAGAGGGACGTGCTGGCGCTGGACGCACCACGATGCGGGTCTCATCTCCCAGGAAGACCATGTGGACCTCGACAGGCCCCTCGAACTTCGGACCCTTGTACATGCTCTTGATCCTGGACTCAGCGATCCGCGTGGCTGGTGGCGTGAAGGCATGGCCAGTGCGCTTGACGATCGCGCGCTCCTTGGGCTGTGGCCTGCCTGGCACCGTGAACTGGTACAACCTACCCCCGCGAGTCAGGGGGTGAACCACGCCCTTTCGACCAACTCCATGATGCGCTTCTCGCCATCGGGTCGGGCGTAGAACTTGCCCCATCGGTTGTCGGCGTCACGGATGATCTCGACCGCTTCCTCGACCGTGTGGCGGTCATCTTCCCTCAGGTAGCGGGCCAGCTTGAAGAGTGTGTGACCCCGACCAGAACCTTCGAGTGGTCCCTGTTCGAAGATTACCCGTGCCTTACCCCGAAGGCGCGCAATTGCGTCCTCCAAGGCTTCGGCAGGACGGGACTCCCAGTCACGTCGCCTGATTGGGGCCTCAGGAGCCACGTAGTGGCCTGCCAGCGTGCGTAGCGGCTCAACACCCGTCCGAGCCTCCCAGGCGGCTGAGACGAAATGCTGGAGGCTGTAGTACCCGCTGTGGTCGGGGTTCATCATCGAGCGACGGGAACTTCGCGTCGCGGCACCTAGCCATCCTGGGTAGGGCAGGCGGACGTAGTTCCCCAACTGACCGTCCACGAGGTAGTCCTGCTTCGGGTTGATCTCCTTCGTGGGAGCGTCAACCAACTGGCAGGCGGCCAGCAGAGCGCGTCGCATGATCGGAGCCTCAATCGGCTCAGAGGCGAACACCCATACGTGGTAACCCTTGGACCTGCTACGCTCGATCCAACCCGTGATGCCGAACGTGGTCAGAGCCAGCCAGACGTTCTTGGCGTGGACCCAGGATTCTTCCTCGCCCTCATCGAAGTCCACGCAGCCCCAGTGAACCACCCACGTGCGGTCGTAATACCCGTCCCGCATCATGATCGACTCCATCCTCATGAGATAGACGCCGATCGGCTCTCGGGTGCCGAGCAGGTGGCCTGCCATCTTGTCCCACAGGTCGGGACGGTCGTAGGTCGTCGTTGTCGACAGACGCTCGCACTTCCCCTCCTCGGTGCCATAGGCACCTCGGTTCCCATCGAACAGCGTGCAGAACCTGTAGATCAGTTCATCACGGGTGGCACTCGACGTCATTCAGGACCTCCTCCAGTTCCCATTCCTTGGCCAGCTTCGCGATGCGGTCCCATGCGATCTTGTACGTCGCTTTGATTGAGCGGACAGCGTACTCAATCTCAGGGTGGGACGGCAGGCAGGATGTGTGCTCCAGCAACGCCTCCTCGAACCCGATGTCGTTGCACTTCCACAGGAAGTAGGCAAAGTCGTCAATCGTCACTTACGCCCCCTTCTCCCGTAGCGGCCCCACATGTAGAACCAGAGACAGGCAATGGTGATCAGGATGACGTTCTCAAGCATCGTCAGGTTCGACGTCCTCGAACAGGAGCGGGAAGCAGCCGTCGTCATCTGCCTGGTCCTGTGCCCAGATGGTCTCGTTGGGGATGCCCACGGCGTTCAGAACCATCGATGGCGAGAAGCTGTGACCTTCCTGGACCTTGACGTCATCGACGTACATGGCGATCCAGTCGTCTGCCTCTACGAACTTGACTGTCTTCATGGTGCCTCCGTGATGACGGTGATGTTCTCGGTGATGGTCAGTCGCACTGGTCGTGGCAAATCGGGGGCGGCGTAGCGGAATCTCCACCCGTAGCGGCTGGTTGACTCAGGCTGGATGACGACGACAGGCTTCCCTGCCTGCCAGCCAGTCTTGATCTCTGTGATCTCCAATACGCGGCCCTGCATCATGCTGAGACTGTGACCGCTGACGTGAGGCCAAAGGACCGAGTCGCCCACTTCGAAGTCGTTACCTCGCCAGTCCTTCACAGCGCGTACCCCCAGGCGGCCACAACTACGCACAAGGTCAGGGCGGTCACGAGCATGAGGCCCCAGATGATGTCACCCCATTGGTGGTTCATGTGCTTTCCCCTTCGTGATCTCGATGAGATGGTCGATGTTGACTGGCGTCCAGTCCCAGACGTCCGTGCCGACGTTGATCATGCGCTGCTCTGGCTTGACCTTCCAGGCAGTGTGCACGTGACCGTGCAACAGCCACAGCCCGTGGGGACGCGGCTTGAAGCGGTCGAACTTCACGTCGAACAGGTCAGGGTGCTCGGGGTCAAAGTACGGGAAGTGACAGAGCATCAGCGTGGATGTCTTGTACGACGTCAGACACGTCCCGTCTAGGACGCGCCAGCCGAACTTCCCCCACTCGTGCTTGGCGGGCTTCTTGTGCCCTGCCCACACAGTGTCGTGGTTGCCTGGCACCAGGTACTTGCTGCCATTGAGTTGCTCTAGCCATGGGGCAGCGGACGACACGCTACCCCACACGACGTCACCTAGGACCCAAACATTGTCCCAGTCGCCCACGACCGAATTCCACCTGTCCACGAGTCCTTGGTTCATCGCTTCTACGTCTGGGAAAGGACGATTGCAGTAGTCGATGATGTTCTCGTGACCGAAGTGCAGGTCGCTGGTGAACCACGTCTTGTAAACCTTGCTTGCCACTAGATCCCCTTCGGCTGTAGTGGGATTGGCTGCGGCGGGAACTGTCCGAGCAGGATGTGTGTGAGCACGTCGGCATCAATCAGCCGCCTCACCATGTCATGGGTGCCACGGCTTTCCCGCAGCGGCTTGTCAATGGCAACGCACCACACGGCTGCCTGTGACCAGGTCATGACAGGATTACCCCCGCTCCAGCGAAGCGACTCGCGATGGCCGCTACGCACACAAGGATTGCAACGAGGACTGCGCCGAAGCGCAGCCCCCGAAGCTGATCGATGATCTGAACGAGGTTCCCAGGCTCACCCTTCTTGGGCGGGCACATTGGCCTCGTCCTGTGGCTCGGTGGCGGCCTTGTCGGCCTCGCCCTGGGCGAACAGGTCGCCGAGATCGACGCGCAACACCCGCACGTCAGGCTCCTCGCTGGGGTCAGCCAGGTTCGGCAGCCGAGACAGGATCTCCCGCAGGAGATGGTTCGTCTCGAACGCCTTGACGTTCTGGACGACAAGCTGTGAGACGATCGCCTCGTAGACGGGACCCCACAGGTTGCTGGCCTTGGCCTTCTCGTAGATGACGATGGACTTGGCCATCATGTCCCTGGCGTGAGCCTCGTCGTGATCGGCCTCGTCCAGGCTGCTCGGCTTGGTGCCCATCATCAGACCGATGAGACCCTTGATGAAGTCCTCTTGCGTTGACGCCATGATGCTCCTTGGTTATGAACCCAGCATGACTGCTGCGTTCGTGGTTGGCTTACCCGATCGGAACATGTCCTCAGGCGTCAGCTTGCGGATGTGTCCCGTGTCGGCATTGATGAACAGGTCGACCTTGCCCAGCTTGCCAGGTGGCCGCTTGTTCTTGGCGATTTCCAGCGTGATGCTATCCTGGTGACCCTTGCGCTCGTGCTCGTTCAGCTTCTTGTTGTCACGCTTACGATAGACTTCCAGGACGATGATGGCCTCGGCTGCGCCGCCGAACTTCATGCCATCCATGCCCTGGGCCTGGCCACGTGTGTCACCGTCACCACGCTTACCCTGGTGGATGACGAACGTAGGGGCATCTGCCACCTTCGTCCAGCGCTTCATGTCCTGGGCTGCGCGGGTGACCTCGTTGTAGCCGCTGCCATACAGCAACTCCAGGAAGTCGTACACAACCATGTCGATGCGCGCACCCCAGAAGTCCTGAGCCTCGTCCACCGCTTCGCCCATCTGCTTGGGCGACAGGCCGCTATCGATCACGATGAGATGCCTGAAGTCCTCCGCGGCAGCACCACGGACGAGACTGATGGCTTCCTCGTCATGGGCCTTGACGCGCGTCTCCAACGCCTCGGCGCTGACACCGTAGCGAATGGAGATCAGCTTCGACAGCACCAACTCAGGTGACTCGTCAGGCGTGAAGATGATGCAGTGCGCATCTGGGTTGTTGTTCAGAGCGTTCAGGACGACCTGCGTCTTGCCGCTTCCCTCTCGCCCCGTGACAAGCGTGAGTTCGCCTCGGCCATGGCCACGAGTGAGTCGATCCACCTCAGGAATTCCGAGGAAGAAGCGGTCGGTCTGCTGGACCTGAGTGACATACGTGTTGCCGTCCAAAGGACGGATGTGCTCGTAACGACTCGCGATGCGAGCCGCCTCAGCCTCTCTGCCAGCTTCCTGCTGCGCTGCAATGTTGCGTCGAACCGCTGCAAGATCAAGCTCCTCTGCCAACTCACCCTCCAATCCCTCTCCTCGTCGGCGGATACGAATGACAACACACCTGCCACCTGAGCCTTCAACCAGGCCTCAGCCAACTTCCGACGCTCTGTGTCGTTGATGTTCCAGTTGGCCCACTGCGTGTACCCGAGAGACTCCAGGTAGTCATGACAGGCTTGCTCTAGCTTGACTTCACTTACGAAACTGTCGTACTCCAACGTCTGTCCTCTCCGTAGGGACGAGAAAGGCGCCCCCGAAGGGGCGCCCATTCCCGCTGCTGACCCCCAGCAGATCAGTCGTTCCAGAAACCCACTCGGCTGTCCTTGTGGGTGAAGTCGGGGCTGTTAGCCCACGTGTCGTCGGTTGCCTTCTTCTTGCGGTTGTCGAAGAATTCCTGAGGGTGGCTGTCGTAGCGGGCCTTGGCCCACGCTGAGTTCTCCTTGCGAGCCGCCTTCAACTCGTCGTCGCCCATGCCCTTGAGTTCGGCCTGGCTGTACGGTGGCTTGGCGGATGCCGTCACGGTCGACTCAGACTTCAGGGCGCCCTTGGTCACGACTGCACCAGGGAACTCCTTGAACACCTCACGGAGGACGCCGTCCTCATCGCGAGAGACCTCCAGGCCCAGCTTCTCTGCCACCACCGCGGTGGCGTAGTTGGCTGCCTGGCGAGCGACTGCCAGCCAAGTCGAGGCTGAGTCAGGATCGCCTGCCATCAACTCGGGCGGGAAGTCGAACTGCACTGAGCAGAACGCCTCGGCGCTCTCGTAGTCCAGGCCACGGTTCTGGTAGTTCACCTTGCGCTGGAACGAGAACGTGCCGCGCAGGTTGCTCAGCGCCGTCACCATCATGTCCTGGAGCGAGCGGTCCACGACTGCCTGCTCCACTGCACCCTTCTCAGTATCTGCCAATTCCGTCCCCTTCGGTCGGTCAGGTCTGAAAGTGCTTGCCCTTGCACTGGTTCCACTTGAGGCACCAGTCTGGACTACACAGCGCATGCTGATCCCTGAGGGGCCAGTGTGGCAGCCCCGCCTCGATGAACTCAGCAATGGATGTCAACTGTTCCTTCAGGAATGACATGTGCTGGATGGTCCTGTTGGCGGGGAGAAGCTGTGGCTTGGTCCCCTTGAAGTCCAGGTTCACGAACGTGAACGGGACCTCTTCGCCTGGCACGTACAGCCCTGCCTCAAAGGCAGCGGCTGCGTAAACTGTGGGCTGCACACCCCATCGGCGCAGCTTCCACCCCTCCTTTGCGTACTTATCCTTGTTCCCTGACAGCTTCCAGTCCATGATGCCATGACGATCGTCTGCGTAGTCGGCCGTGCCAGACAGCCAAATCTCACGCTCGGGAGTGTCATGGAAGAGGAACTTGAACTCCTCTTCGCACCAGGTCGTACTGACCAGGGTTGGGTAGACGTAATCGTACCACGAGTAGAAGCCGCCCTCAATGTGAGCAAGGGCGGTCTCCTCTCGCTTGACCTTCACCCATCGGAAGTCAGGGTCCGCTGCCAGGGTGCGGAATGTCTGCACACCCAGGGCTACGGCCGCATCTGGCTCCACGCAGCGCATGATGACCGCCTCAATGGCGGCATGCACTGAGGTTCCCGCTGCTGCTGCATCGGTCTGATCTGCTGGATGAGTGTCCTTCAGCATGAACCGAGCCTGCTCGGGGCACTCGAAGTAAGTCGAGAGCCACGACTGTCGAAAGACATGTACAGGCTTGGTCACGACTTGGAGTGCCTCCTACCACGCTTGCCTGCATGAGGTTCGATGCCATTGCGCCTCAGCAGCGCTGCGATGGTCGCGTTGTGGATGGACCTCAGGATCTCTTCCTTGAGCACACGAGCGATGTCTGTGGGGCACAACCCCTGTTCGTGTAGCTCAATGCAGCGGGCCGTCGGGATCTTCCTGAACTTGTCAGACCGCTGCTGGTCGAGCGCCCTCAGGAGGAAAGTATACTCCTGCTTGGACAGACTCTTGTATTTGTCCAGCCTCACGATCTCGGCGTAGCACGTTCGCTCTTTGACCAGGCCCACTAGCTCCTGCACGTCTTCAGCGGCCAGGTCGGCGATGACCTGCCTGGGGGGACGGGGGTCACCGTTGTTGTCGCGGTCCTGGGGGATCTTCCCCACGTCTAGCTCCAGCCAGATGTCAGCGCCTGCAAGAATCAGGTCCTCGGCTGTCTCAACGGGGACACGCAACAGCGGCGGCTGGTCCCACGTCATCCCCTCTGTCTTCGTCAGGTCCACATCACACAGGCAGTCGTCTGGGTGGAAGTGCACACCACAACCCACGAACTTGTGCCTCGGGTTGAGGTAGACCTCAACGTGTGCCTCGCCCATGAGCGGAGAAAAGCTCTCACGCTTCTGCCAAGTCGTTGACAACCCTCACCTCCTCCGTGTCGTAGTCAGCTTTGTGAAGCGGACTCTACGGCACCTTGTCAAGCCCCCCTTGACTGGGCATAGCTCTAGCCAAATATTGAGAATTTGTCCGCGCCGTCTACGCAGAGAACAGAGAGGCTTTGGGCGGCCCGAGGGGGCCGCCAGAATTCTCAGTCAATCCCTTGCGTAGCGGCAAACTCAATTCGAATTCAGAATTCGGATTTGGCAGTCTAGTCAGCCCGTTTGACAAGTCCACTATTTGACGTTTGCCCTGGTCAGGACTAGTATCGGGGTGACTACCGTTGTTGGACACGCCGTCAGTTAGTCGTCGAGGTAGGCCCTGAGATCGTTGGGGTTGGCCCTGACGTAACCCAACGTCGTGTCAATCGACGCATGGTTCATGAGTGCCTGGACCTTGTGCAGCGGCAAGCCAGCGTTCACGAGGTTCGTGGCACATGAGTGCCTCAACTGATGGGGCGTGTAGTGTGGCAGGTTCAACTGCTCACACAGCAGGGTGAAGCGCGTCCTGAGCGCCGCCTGGTCCCTGTAGGGACTGACTACGGTCTGGAAGTGCTTACGCACCCTGCCTACGGCGCCAGTGAACGTCAGCAGATCAGGCAGCAACGTCGCGTTGTGCTTGCGCACAATCCGCGCCATGTCGTGCCAGGGCACCGTATGCTCGTGTCCACCCTTGCGGCGCACGTTCACGAGGCGGTGGGGCTGCACCTGCTTGACGGTCAGGGACTGCAACTCAGAGATGCGCAGACCCGTGAAGTAGCCGAAGCCCAGGAGGCAGCGCAGACGGTCGGGCAAGTCGTATCCCCACATGACCGCCCAGTCCACGTCCTCGATCGGTCGTGGGTTGCGCACCTTCTCTCTCGGCCCGCGCAAGTCCACTGCCAGGTTCTTTGGCAGGTGGTCACGCAATGCGGCCCACCCGTAGAATCCTCGCAGGACCTTGGCGTCGAAGTTCTGGGTAGCTGGCGTGCCCTTGCGACCTTGAAGTGCAGGCCTGGCGCGGGTGACGAACGCCTCCATGTCGGAGAGCGAAGGCGAGATAGCGTCGATGTGCTTGATCCTGCACCAGTCGAACCAGCGCATCATGACGCCTGCGTACTTCGAATAGGTGTTGACGGCGTTCTCTGCGGTATCTCTGTGCCATTCGAGCCACTGAACCGCTAGCTCCTCTGCGTCCATGTCGTCGCCTCCTTGGCGTGAGTGCTGGCAAGGGACGAGAGGCGGCCATCGCCCCCTACCAGCGATCTTGTCAGTTGCCCTTGAAGCGCTTGCTACCTGTGGCCGCGTCGATGACCTTCGTCATGCCCTTCAGGAACGCTCCATCTTCCTTGGACTTAGCCTTGCGCCGCACCTTGCGGGCGCGCTTCGTCTTGGGCCTCACTCGCACTCCTCTCGGGTGAGAGTCGTGCCGTCCTCGATATTGACGTTGTCGTCATCGAAGACACCATCGTTGCCGTAGTCAGCGGTGCTGCCCGTCTCGCGTCCCCACACGTCGATGGGGTCGGTCCCGTTGGCGAAGGGCGTGCAGACGAAGAACTCGTCGCCCTCTGGCGTCGGGAACAGGCGACCGATGCGGTTGCCGTAGAGCTTGAGACCGCCGTTGTCGTAGCTCGGCAGCCTCAGCACGGCAGCGCCGCCCCTGAACTGGTTGTAGCGGACGATGACGTTCGCCCAACCCTCTGACGGGACCGCGCTGTTGTGGAACTGGAAGCTGGATGACGCGTGCGGGTAATCGATGTTGTTCCACTCGAACAGCATGTCATGCAAGTTCGACCCATCGTCCTCGGTCTGGCCCTGCACGCCATCTGCGTGGATGTCGCACACGTTCACGATGTCGCAGTTGTAGGGCTGGTTGATCAGGTTGAACGAGTACGTCCAGTCGGACTGGGCGTTGATGCCGTCCGAGCAGTGTGCCACCTCGTTGCGGGTGAACAGGCCACTCGTGTTGGAGTTGCCGCCGATCCCGATGACCGCCGCGTCAGGCTCGTTCAGCCCGCCCTGGCAGTCGATGTTGTTGTAGCGGATCGTGACGTTGTCCGACCCGTCCAGCACGTAGATGGCAAACCCGAACGTGGGCGCTGACGCCTTGAGGATGCTGTTCTGCACCGTCACGTTGTCGGCGTCGATCACGAGCGTGCCACCGTCGAGACAGAGATCATCGATCACGGTGTTGTCAACCGTGACATCGACCTCGCCCGTGTCGTTGTTCGTGCAGGTGCCTGTCTCGGGGTTCGGTTCCGTGTGGGTGGACCCGTCGAAGAAACGACCGAGATTCGCTGGATTGCCGAGACAGCCCGCGGTCAGTAGGACGACTGCCAGCAGCGCTGCCAGTCCAACGCGCGCACGGCGCATGAGATTACCTCCGTGTTGGTTATGCGGCTAGAGACAGGATGGCGTCAGCCACCTGCATCTTCCTGTCGTTCACGTCATGAGACACGTTCAACAGGGTCTGGTCTAGGCGTGTGAGCGTAGCGGTCTCACCGTCTAGGTTCTTCAGGGGGCGCTGCCAGTCCATCCACTCGGTGATGGCGCCGTACACGGCCCACCCGTTGTGTCCGACCAGCTTCGAGTTCGTCTCACCGTCCAGGTAGAGCGTGGCAACCTGTTCGATGATGTTGGCCCGACGCGTCTTGTGCTGCTTGGGCAGGTCCTCGGGCATGGGCCAAAGCGTGTCACATGCGATGGCAAACGCAGGACCACCGTCTACGCGCAGCATGGCCTCAGCCTTCTCGACCATGGCCGTCTCAGCAGCGGCGGCGTAACCGACAGCCACAGCGGCCTGGTCGATGCGCTCCTCAGCGTTGCCTGTGTGCTTGACCGAGATGGCCTGCTTCAACTGCCCCAGCGACAGCCTGACCGTGTTGGCACACACCTCACGGATGTTCGACAGGCCGATCGTGTTCGCCATCGAGCCATCGAACGACGTGCCCACGAACAGGCCACGCCTGATCTTGTCAGCGATGCCATGAGGATCGATGACCAACTCGGGGAACTCCACGTGGCAGAAGAACCGCTCCCCGAACTCGCCCAGCCGTCCCATCGTGTCCACGATGGCGGTGTCGTCAGACATGCCGACGATCCGCTGAGCGATGTCCATGATCTCAGAGCACTGCATGACCTTGTACCCACTACCCGCTACGCCCATGGGGCCGTAGTAGTCCGAGACGACCTCGTACAACTCGGGACCCACAGGGTTGCCATCCGCGTCGTGCCACAGGCGGTGAAGCGTGACGATGTCGTCACAGTTGGCTGCTTCCAGGGCCTGGCGCACCGTCATGAAGCCAGCCATCGGCGTGCCAAGGCGATGCCATGGCCAGCCCCTGTCTTCATTGAACACGAACGATGCGTGGCCCTCAAGTTCTGTCAGTTCATGAGCCAATGCCTGTCCTCTCATGGTTGGGCGGCAGGTGAGTGGGACGCCTTGTGCAACGCCCCACTCACCCACCAGGACGGGAACTCAGGATTAACTGTTGCTCACCGCCTCAGCCTCACGCTGCACGGTGGCGATGGCGTTGTCGAAGACTTCCAACACCCGCTCGTGCGTCGTCTGGGAGTGATCGTTGTAGTCCACGACACTCGTGAATCCGAAGTGCGTCGTCCGCCTCACCGCTTCGTTCAGAAGCGTGTGCCCCGTGGCGTAAGCTTGCCTCGCCTTGGGGTCGCCATTGAAGTCGTCGCTGAGCCACACGGGGATTCCAGCAGGCCCGCACACAGTGCAGTTGGGCGAGCCACAGCCCTTCGACGTGACGCCACCGTGACGGATGCCGATGGTCACGCAATAGAGCGCACCGATGGCACACGCCCCCCAACCGTCGCAGAACGGCGTGGTTGGGTCCTCTTCGGGATGCGGGTTGCGGAAGGCTGCGCGCTTGATCCAACGCCCCTCCTCGACCAGGAGAGCACGACCCTGGAGCAACGCGTCCAAGGGGGTCTCAGCGGGGGCATCGAAGCCCTCTGGCAGGTAGACGTACCTGCCATCGGTCTCTCTTCGTACGGTTGTCACTGTGAAGACACCTCCTGTGCCTCTGCCTCTGCCTCTTGGATGGCGTTGTCGAAGGCCTCGATGACCTGCTCGTGAGTACGACCGTCATGGTCGTTGAACTCCACGATGGCGGTGTACTCGCCATCAGTGATGGCGGCCGCGGCGTCGTCCAGGAGGTTGGTCGCATCGGTGCAGATGGCCGTACCTGGCCAACTGCTGAGCATGAGTGCCTCTTGCCAGGATGGCGGAGTAAGGCAGACCTCGACGCCGTCTACGTAACCGTGGGCGTGATCGCCCTCATCCTTACTGGGGAGGCCCTCGATCAGGCCAACGGTGCACATGTGCACGGCACCCACGGCGCAGGCGCCCCACCCGTTGCAGTAGGGCGTACTCGGGTCCTCCTCAGGACGCGGGTTCGTGAACAACTCGTCCTGAATCCAGCGGCCCTCCTCCATGAGGATGGCCTTGCCGACCCTGAGTGCCTCGACAACGGTCGTCGGCAACTCAGTGAACCCCTCAGGCAGGTAGAGGTACCTGCCATTCTTGACGATGGTTGTCAAACCGTCACCGCCTCCCTGGCCAGGGCGATGGCACGGTCGAAGATGGCCAGCATCTCTGTCCGTGTCTCGCAGTAGCTGTCGTTGTACGTGACGTGGCTGATGTTCTTCGCCCAGGCAAAGCCCTTCTTCCTGTTCACCGCCTCCGTAGCGGCAGTTTCGAGGAAGCGTCGAGCCTCTTCGACCCTCTCGTGTAGCGGGTGACCATGCAGGTCAGTGGTGACCTCGGTCCGCCAGCCAGGACGCCAGACCGCAGCTTCCTGGTCATACGTGTGAGCATGACGCCATCTACGCGCCACCCCGTACGAGACGACGAGCAGAGCGCCGTCCGCACACACCTTCCAGTTGTTGCAGAAGGCGTCTTCGGGGTCGACCTCGGGGTGTTCGTTGTAGAACCATGACCCCGTGATCCAGCGGCCCTCCTCTTCGAGCACGGTACGCGCCCGCTCCAGGAGGTCCACGGTGGTCGTGGGATCTCCCTCGAACCCAGGCGGCGTGAACACCTGGTAGCTCAACTCGCCTTCATAATGGTCCGTCATTGCCTCTCCTCTTCAGTCGAAGTGGTGCCAGCCATCGGTCGTGATGGCGGCATAGACGATCAGCAGAACGATCAGCAGGCTCATGGGGCCGCCTTCTTCGGGTAACGCGGAGTCGCCTCTACGTACGAGCCACGTTGCTCGGGCTTGGCTTTCCTCCTGGCAAGGCCCTGTGCGTAGACGGCACCCTCTGCGTTGATGACGAATGAAGCAAGCGCCTCGTCCCCTTCGCGTGGCACGCGCTTGTAGAAGGAGACGACGTACGTGGTCATGACACTCGGCGGATGTGGATGCCACGCTCGCCAATGTCGGCGTTGAGCGTGCCCTCGTCACCAACGATGTCGGCCAGGGCGCGGTAGCCGCCCTTGCTATCGTTCCAGTGGCCCGTCTGTGTAACATAGGCCCACTCAGCCAGGTCACGCCGTCCCCTGAGGTGCTTGACTAGGGTGACGATGGAGCCGTCGGGCTGGTGCCAACCTTCGGGGTCAGGCAGCTTCGGCGCGGGCACGTTGCGCACCTGGTACCAACGAAGGGAGTCAGCATCGCTGGAGCGAAGAGTCTCCACCCAGGTGCCGCCAGGACGCGAGCGCCGCTCGCAACCAACAGGAACGTCCGAGCCAGCGCAGAACCACGTCGGTTCAGTGCCCGCCGCCAGGGCACTTGGCCCTTCGAACAAGCGCGGGTAGTCAGGATGACGGGTAGTTGTCATGTGTCCCCTCCAATCAGGGATTTGTGTGCGTACGCGACGATAGCCCCCCAGAGCGGGAGGCGGAGGTGGCGGCCTCAACCACTCTGGGGGGCGCTGTACCTGCTACGTCCCTTCCCACGCACAGAGCATGAGCCGAACTCTGAACGTGGCAGTAGCAGGGATCATTGAGAGCGGTACTGGGTCCAGTGCTTGCGCTTGGGAGGAGCGATGTAATACGAACCCTTGCCCGCCTTGTTGCGGTGTGGATGACCTGTGGCGTCCAACCCATCGAGGATGCGCTCAGCCTTGGCCTCGCCGCTCTTGGCTCTCCGCTTGATGTTCTCGTGATAGCGGGAGCGACGATG